TGCCCATCCAATCACCAACTTTTCCTGCCGCACCTGACCATGAAAATGGTTGTTCAGGAGGATTACCAGCACCTCCTTCGTTATAAAAATTTGGGTATTTAGCACCAAATGCGTTAGATCGCCCACTTGAATTAAACATATCAGGGCGTATACCGCCTTGAAACCCAGTCATACTGCCCTGCAGTTTTTGATATGCAGTAAGCATATCTTCAGGATTAGTAGGTGTAAATGTAGTACCTGGAGATCTACCATGTAGTCTACTTTGGAAAGCATTATAATCGTAACCTTGATTATCTCCAGGATTTCTTTGTTGCCATGTTAGTGGTGGTGCCATAATTTATCTCCTTATATACTACTAATATACCTAGTAATATTACAGTTATTTAGTTTAGTTGTCTATTTTATTTATATTAAGCATATTGATATAAATCTATGCCTCCTCCAAATTGATAAGGCGCTTCAAGACGCATTTGATGATATCCTTCTGTCTGAGCTAAAAGATAAACATCTGGACGTAATGTTTTAGGTGTAGTTCCCGTTCTCCATCCCATTTGAAGAGCAGCAGTTATATCTATTCCTTTACGAGTATCTAAATAATCCTCCATTTCTCTTATTTCTTGTAATTTACTCGCTCTTAGCTTACTCCAAGCTGCTGATTCTGTCGCTACTTCATCAGCTAATGAATTAAATTCATTTTGTTGTAAAGTACCTATGCCTTGTAACGCTTTATACCCAAATTCTGCTATATCCATTACTGTCCAAGAAGTAAAACTTTTAAAGCTCATACCAGTAAAACGAAATCCTTGAGGATTTATACTAGGAAAAGTTGTTGTTAATGTTCCTCCACCTACTAATTGCCCATTTACTATAGACCCGCCTGTATTACCATAACTACCTAATGAAGCTGTACCAGGTACTGACCCAAATGAAACACCTGGATCCCACCCTGCTATAGCTACCATAGAAATTAAATTAAGCATCATTGCAAGTTCTGCATTATCTCCAGCTATTTCTGTAATAATTACTTGAATGATATATTGAGCAGCCATCTTTATAAGCATAGTTGGTAGGCTAGAAATAAATGCACCTATCATTATACCTAAAGCTCCAGTAAGAGTTGAAGCAGCCGCCATGTTAGCAAAAGTTGTCATCATGGCACCAAATCCAGCTTTAAGCATTGGCCATGCAAAGTACGCTACAACTACAATGATAACAATCATTACTAAAGCTGTAAGCCAATCCATACCTTCTTGCACAATCTTTTCGTAATGAGCTATGTATATTGACGCATGACACCCTGCTAAAAATAATCGAGCAACTTTATCATTAGATAAGTCTCTGATAAAATTATGAATAAAAGGAACCATTAGGTCTCCTTTATTTCCAAGATTAAATTTAACTATTCTAAAATGCCCACTAGATCCATCAACAACTCTCACAGAAGCAATTGGAGCAGCTACTGTATAAGCATCTAATCCTGAAGGCTTAACACAGTAATAAGTAATTGATTGCCCTATAGTTGTTTCTGCTGAAGCTTGTTCAAGTAACCTTAATACACCTGAACCATTATTTTCATACACTAAATCAGGCGTTAAATACTTTAAAGTAGCAGCAGAGTCATCTGATTCTAATAAGGCAGGAGTGGGGTTGTTATAAGACATTCTTTCAGTTACTTGAAGCCAGTTAGCTGCTTCGGTACTAGTAGTACCTGGATTTGTTGTACCACTGCCTGCTAAAAATGCAGCTACTTCAGCTAGAGTATCTGCTTTATACCCTACATTATAGGTCCCTTTACCTGAAGAAACGTAATAGTTATATGCTAGAATATTACTACTATCAAATTTAGACATATCTGAATAGTATATTCCGTTTTCAGTACTACCGCTATCTGCGTTAATGTCAGTTAAAGATGTATGCGTAAATGTAATATAAGACCATTGAAACGCTAATTTATTATCATCTGTAGTAGTTAATATATTATTTTGGGGTTTATCATCTCCTGCTGCAGTATTGTCGTAAGTACCTTGTGTAACACCTTGTGAAGGATATAAATTTTCAAACATAGTAAATAAATACGACATCCCTGCTTGAGAGGTATCCCACATACGCACACCAAAATTTATATAAACGTGATCTAAGTCTCCTGGAGCAGTACCTGAGTTAGTTAATATATTATTAAGAACTTCTTCAGCATCTAAATGAATTATATCTAGTAAATCTTCAATTTGATCCTTTTTAGTTGTTCCAAATGTAGTGTAGTTAGCATTACTTAATCTTAATGGAATAGCAGGAAGTGCTTCAATAGTAGCACCGTCTTGATCAATAGGTGTTTCCACTGTATCTAAATCAATATAAACTCCAGTCCCTACTTTATAAATAAATAAGTATTTTCTAGCAGGAGCACTGTCTCTATAGTATGTAGAAACATAATGTAATTGGGTAGGTTTAGTAGGTGCTGTATACGGAAGAGTTATAGTTACACCTGCTGCATTGTATGCTTGAATTGTATAAGTATCAGGAGTTGAGTTATACGCAATAGTAGTAAGATTAATAGACCATCTTTGATCTACTGTTGCTCCATCTGCAGTAGCTATTCCACTTGTAATATTAATATCAAAATGATTAGTAGACGGAGTTACCGAAACTGTATCTGCAGGAATACTAGCTGGACTAGTACTAGTTGTTTCATACCCAGTTCCTAAACTATTAGTTCCTACGTTGTAACCTTTATTTTCTTGAAGCCAGTACTTAACCCAATCAACTTTCGATAACGCTCTTAAAAAAGATCCTTCAGGCGTACAAGGAACTCCATTAAGTGTATTTAGTGCGGCTGTTAATTCAGTATAATCTATTGTTAAAATATATGATTCTACTGTAGGAAAATTTTCAAAATAATTCCCATTATCGATAAAATTCATAAACTCTTGAACATTACCTTTAAGACTTCGAAATGTAAGATGATAAATTAAATTGGAAGCAATGTCTTGTTCGGCAATAATAGATGAAATAATTGAATTTAAGAGAGGATTTTTCTTATCTACATCGTCAAACAGAGGAATATTATGAACTTCATAATACTCAATAATTTGGGTACTCCCACTATCCCAACCTAGAAGTACCATAATCAGATGTACAACCATTTCTACTATGGCTACAACTGCTTCAACTATAAATAAAATAACATCTATAATAGCTGAAAAAACACTAGCAATAAAACTCATGAAACGCCCCCTATCCGGTAGGCTCGGCGTTAGTTATTTGGGTGTTAACATTACCAGTACCCGTTGTATTAATAGCAACTACACCTGTAGATGCTACACCAGCAGTTGAAATATTAATACTCCAAGCATCTAAAATAGTTTTAAGATATTTCTGATCCGCATTCCATTTAAAACCTTTAGCTTGTTCACTAGACAAATTATTTGCTCTTCCTGCTACAGAAGTAGTTGTAGGGGCAGTTTTAGTAGCTTGTTCTGTTTGAGCAAATTCAGTAACTTCTTTTTGAAGTAGCAAAGATTCTTCAGCATTACCTTTTTGCATACCTATTGTAAAGGCTACTGCTTGCTGCACAGTAGCCTGCATTGCTGTTAGGTATACTGTTGCGTAATCACTGCCAGTAATTCGACCTAGATTAAACTGTGCAGCCATATGTGCATTAACAGTTTCCATCATATCATCGAATACACCGGTACCTGTTACTACGTTGCTTGCATCTGTAGCAACACTAGCAGTTAAATTAGCAATAGTAATAGTCATTAGTTAACTCCTACATTAAATCCTGCAGCTTGTTGAGATGCGGCAAGTTGTTCTAATTCTACTTTTGTTAAAGGAGGTAACTCTCTTACATTAAACTTTTTAGTTACATATGGCTCTAGAACTTTCTCGCCTTTAGCATTAGTAACAGTTTTAAATTTTTGCATTTCAGCATGTTCAATTTGACGAAGAATAATGTTTGGAACATGCCAACCTTCCTCATTATTAAAAGGTACAAACTTTTTAATCATTTCACCATTATTAATTCCTGACATACCTACAGTAAAAATAAGTCCTGGATGATTAACCATAAGTGGATCGTTAGGAGTAACCACTACACGAGTAAGTATCATAGCTTGTTGTTCTTTTGTTAAATTATCCCTAGCTGCTATATGTTTTGCTCTTGCAGCTCTGGCTGCATCACTAGCACCAGGAAGAGAACCAGAAGGAAAATCAGAAGTAGATTCTTTAATGTCTTCTTTGTGCTCTTTAGTCCTAACTTTAGCAAGAGTAGAAGCAAGTTTCTCAGTCCCTGTTTTATGATGTACAACAACTCCATTATCTTTTAACTCTTGTTTAATTTCCTCATTAGTCATACTTTTGATATCTGATAAATCCATTATTTCCTCCTCCTATTTTATTAATTTATCTTTAATATTTTGTGGTACTTTAGCCCATTGTTTGGGATCTTTATATGCTGCTCGATATTTTACAAGCTGTGCTTCAGTAAATCCAGCTTTTCCTTTTTTAGGTGCAGATGAAGTTTTAGGTGCAGATCTTTTTGCACTTGATCCAGATACTGGTTTACCTGTTCTATTATCTATTTTAGTTGTTGTTCGTTTAGGAGCATCTTTAAATAACTGAGGACTATCTGCTTTAGCTTTTTTAAGCCCTTTAGCGCCTCCTCCAAATTTTCTAACTAATGCTGCTGCTCCACGAAGAGCAATTGACATTACCATAAACATTCTCCTTATTAAAGAATGTCCCCCGAGCCCTAAAGGGCTCGGAGGGACAATCAATAAGTATTAATTATACTGCTGTTTTGGCTGTCCAAATAATACCAAGACGTTCTGGACGAAGTGCCATAAAACCGTAATACCATTTGATAGAGTAGAATCCTACCTCACCATATGGATCATCCAAAGAAGCAATTTCTTTACCAGGCTTCTTATGGTTAACGGAAAATTTAACACTCTTTCCATCAGTCTGGAAACCAATAGTAGTGAAAGCACCATCACCAACAACTAACATTGGGAAGATATCTGCACCATTTTTACCAGTACCTGGAGTATCAGAAGAAGCTGCACCACCTTTTCGATCATGCTGCATTTCTGGAACTACAACAATACGAAATTGATCAACAGAACCTATTTCTCCATGTACGGTATTAGTGGCATCAGCATACTTTTCTACACTGATAAAACCATCCCCTACTGCAGAACTAGGATTAATGCTTTTCATTTTTCGTACTACAGGAATCAATTCAGATCCTATATACATGATACGGCCACCATTAACGGTTTTAGTATCAACCATACGAGAACCACTGATAACTTTTGTTTGCTTAGGAGTCTTATTATCATCCAAAGCAATAGAAAGATTCATCAGATCGTTGTAAACAACAACCTCATCAACAGCTAACTTTAGCGCTGTTCTAGCAGAACCTGCTACAGCTGTTGAACCAGCAACAGCATCAGTGCCAGGAGCAGATGAACAAAAGTAAGCAGTACCATCAGAAGTTGCGGTAGTAATCAGATCTTTCTGAAGCTCAGCTTCAGTAATCTCATTAGCACCTACAAGAGCTTCCTCAACAATGTGGGACAACAAATCTGCATCAGAATCGAAGTCCATTGATTCTTGAGTGTACTCAGTAAAAAAACCACGTTTAAGTAGTTCACCTTCAACTTGAGTACGTGTGAAACCAACTCGGTTAACCCGACCGCCATTCTCACGAAGGAGTGGGATTTTATTTATAATAGCACCAGTATCTTTAGATGAACCATAAAGATTCTGATCATTTAGTGCAACATCGCCATTAGCACCCGCTTCAGTTATAGCATCTGCTTCAGTAGAGTCATTGGCTTCTTGTAATACACCAGCAGCGTTCCAAGAAGACCATGTACCTGCTACAAGAGCTGCTGTAGCTGCATCTATTCCTTGAGCTCCTGTATTCGCTACATCAATCATTGGAACATAAACATCTTGCTTAATCTTCTTACCCATATGCTTAGGCATCGCTCGTACATCAGCCAAAGGCATGAAATACTGGTGATCCCGAACAGCAATAAGGGCTTTTTTGAAATAATAATCCATTACAGCTTGCTTACCTATCGTGGAAGCTGTTCCAGCAGGCGTAGCATTCTGGCTAGGAGTATTATATAAAGTTTCGTTAGCCATTTTAGTATCCTATTTAAATGATATTATTACCGAACAGCATACTTCTTCATAAATTCATCATCTGATAATCCTAAAAAATTATCATCAGATGGGGATTTTTTTGTAGTAGTCTGCTTGACCGGTGCTACTGCTTTTCGTTGTTTATTACGATCAGCATTAGCTTGTGATTTGTCAGTATTACTTGATACTTTTACTTTCCCAGCAGATTCAGGTTGTTTAAACATATTATTTTTATTCATATGTTCTGCAACTTGTCGATATGCGTCTACATCAGGAATTCCATTTAGTTTACCTAATGCTTTTTCCTGTTGTAGTTGCGCATTTACTTCATCATAAATACCATTAGTCATATGTGCATTAATAATCCCAATAATTTCAGGCTGGTCTGAGATAACACTTCTACTTTCTGTATCCCATTCCTTAGTCAAAACATTAATGGTTTTATTAAAAAACTCAGTATCTTTGATATCATCGAGTACACGATCCAAGTTGTATTCTTTATCTGTAATAGAATAGTTAGTTGGTTCGTATTCTGTGGGTGCATCTTTATCGATCTCTAAAGGATCTAAATCACTTTCTTGGATAAGCTTAGCGATAGCTTTAGGGTCTTTTTTGGATAAATCAATTAGATTATTCAATTTCTCTTCGTTAAGAAGTTCATTGTTTTCTAACATTTTAATTATCTTTAGATTAGGCTTCATTTGGCCCATCTTTTTTTGATAATTAGCGCCCATCTGCATTAGACGGACAATATCCTCAGGACTCTTAACCTGCATATCAACGCCATTGGCTTTAAAAGGTTTAGAGATCTTTTTATACGCACTTTCGTAATCAAACTCTTTTGTTTCCGGAGTATCCTCCTTTGTGTCAGTTGAGTCTGTCTCACTAGTATCAAGAGATTCTGTCGTATCACTATCAGAAAAAGGTTCAGGCTCCGTCTGGGTATCCCCTTCAGGTTGGCTTACTTCTTCTTCAACAGCGGTATTTTCAGTTTGCTCTTGTGCATTACTATCCTCTTCTACTTGCGTATCAGAGGTTACATCATTATTATCATCAGTTTGATCTGATGATTTAATTTCTTGGTCAGTTGATTCTTCTGTATCTGGAGTATTTTCTTCAGCTAAAAGATCAGCAGGGTTTTTTTCTAAAAATTCTGCATCAGATAAGCCTAAGGAAGTTTGAGTCATGCAGATACCTCCTCAGCTAAAATTTCATCACGAGTTTCTTCATGCTCTCCTATAGCTTGGTCCATTTCAGCACCACGTCTCATAACAGATTCAATAAAATTAGCTAAAGCTCCAATACCATATTGCATATTATCAATTAGTTTAAGTTGATCTGCGGTAAGACCAGAACTTTTAGCCATAACTAATCTAGCCGCCTCTTCTTTAAAATAACCTTCAGTAATAACATCTTTAAATGGTTCACTTTCTGTTAATTTAACACAAGTGTCTCGCATTTTTCGTAATCTTTGGGCCATTTCAATTTGAATTTCAACTTGCTCGATTTCTTTCATGTTACTCCTTATGGTTTAGTGAACGCATCAAATGCGCTTTTATCAAGATTACTCAATCTATCATGCTCCTTCGCATCCATATTAGATTGTCTGTCATACTCCTTACTTTCCATATTTTGAAAATGTTTTTGATCAGCTAATCCTATATCTCTTCTATCTTTTGTTCCTGATTCTTTATCAACAAAATCTAAATCTTTATTATCAGAATCACTATGCATACTCCTTGCTTTAGCTTGCTCTGTTTGAGTTTTAGCAGTTTTAAGCTGTACATCCACTGCATTCTCTTGTCCTTTAGCAGTTTCATTAGCAACCTGAGCTTGTAATAATGCAAGTTCAAGTTGAGCTTTCTGTTGTGCCATAGGATCAGGTTGAGGTTTATACTCAGTAATACGTTTTGCTAAATCAGGCATTTTACGTAATTTAGCGATATCAGCTAAGATCATAAAACTCATTTCTGGGGGCATAGTATTACCCATAGTTTGTAACATGAAAGCTAATTCGCTAGCTTTTTGTTCATCAGCTTCAGCAGTAGAAATATTAAGCTTGATATCATACTTTCCTCCTAAATCATTTCTATTAATAGCGACAAACTCTTCATTAGTTATACGAATAATTTCTTCATCTTCTAAGAATTCTGAATTCATAGAAATAACTTTACGTCCAATTTGATTTAACCCATTAGACAATCTGCGTAAAATACCTAGCTCCCGTTTAGATGTAGCATCAAGTGCTGATCTAATACCAGTAGCTGTAGCTCCTAATGCTTGACCTGAAATACCTTGAGTAAACGCTTTAACACCTGTTAGCGCTTCAGCATCATTATTTTGCATGTTTAGTACTTCTAATGCTGATCTAGGAATTTCAGGGTATACTTCCATATGAAATGCTTGTCTAGGATCTACGTTAGCATTAAATTTATAATCTTCACCTCGTTCAAACTTACGAGCGTTAGTTACATCAAGGGCATCTTTTCTAATACCTTGTTGCCCACTAGCGCTACGGCCAATAATGTCGATAATGCCACGAGTAACAGCACCCACGATCTTTTGGTTATCTTCGATAAGAGCTGCATCAGGTTCTCCATATATATTTTTACGTCTAGGTAGGTATTGAACTAGTACAAAAGGAAGTTTTTTATCAGGGTAAGGATTCTCTTCTAATCTAATAAAAGTACTACCTACCCAAGTAGCTACAATAGGTTTAACTTCCCCGGTATCATCAATATCCCAATATCCCCAGTATTCACGAGCAATGACTTTCTTACGTGCTTTATCTTTAAATGTAAAAGAATCATCATCTGTATTAACTGCATGATCAGGCTCAGCTAATACTGAAGCACTTTCAAAGTTAATATCATCAAGATTTTTATATCGTCCATCTTTTTTAAGTTCTGATAATGAAGTTTCAAAACTAAACACAGCAAAATTAGCTTTTTCTATATCACCTTCACAAGTAGGGTCTAATACTAAATTGTTATAATCACATACTGTTAATACTGGTTGATTCTTAGTAGTAATAGTTTTTGTTGACGCTTTTTCACCAGTCTTAACCTCTTGTTGCATAGGTTGCCCATCCGGGCCCGCAACTACTTGCACTTCCATTATATCTGTATAGACTTTACGTTTATCTTCTTCAAACTCCCAACCTACACGTACAACTACAGTGCCTTCATCTACTGCTGTACGAACATAGTTATCAATAAAAGCTACTTTATCCATACGACAGTTAAGCTGATAATTTAATAACATACCGTTTTGTACAGCTGCTTCTTTATCTTCAAAAGTTTGAGGAGAAGTATTAAATAGATCATCTGTAGATAGGAATGGTTCTGATAAAGCAGCGTAACGCCATTCAGCTTGTTTACGTGCTAATCGAGGTACTAATTTAGACCGTCCTCTTTTTGCATTAATAGTTTGATCACCATCAAGTACTCTTAACCAAGCATCTACTTCATCACTATGAACTTGATGAGCTACTTGAGCAGAATCATGATCTGCTTTAAGGTCTCCAAGACTAGGTGGGTTTTCCCAATCTACTAAACTAGCAGCATCTGTTTCAGTTGTATCTAAGTTAGGATCATCTTCATGACTCATATCTTTATTACCTATTAACTATATGTTATGGCTTAGCAACACTTTCTTTATGTTTATCATATTCACTGTATTGCTTTTTAAGAAAATTATCAACCTTATATATCTTAAGGCCCTCTATTGTATCATGATATTCTAAGTAATTCTCAAACATAGAATTTGTTACTCCTAAAGGAACAGAACAATATATGTCATCTGCTTGTACTATTTCAGATACAAAATACTTCCATACCTTAGCAAAGTTTAACTTAGCTGTTAGATTAGGAGCAATAAACATTCCTGCTATCATATAACCATTTAAAGGTCTATTAAATCTATAAAATATAGCAGCTTCACCTTCTTGTATTATACTAGTATGTGCAAATATCATTATAAAATCTCCACTACAGCAGATGAAAATACGTTACCCATACCGGCTCCTAAGCTAAGAAATGTACCTGATTCCTCCTGTACTGCTAACGCTGTTTCTACAGCAGTAGATGCTCCCATAGTATGCCCAATGCGTAATTTATAATTAATTGTTCTTATGTTCTTAAATATATCTTTAATTAACTCGTTTTCTATATCATTATCATCTGAAAAAGTACTATGAGTCTTAATAAAATCAATTTTACTAGTGGTATGTGTGCTAACTCTATCCATAACTTTCTTATACCCAGTACCCTTGCATGAGATACCTAATGGAGACACATGGTATTCAGCTGCTATATGTATATCTTTAATTACCGCTAATATCTTATTGTTTGTATTGTGATTACATGTTTCATTTTCGAATACTGATATATTACACGCTTGTCCTAAATGAAATTTAGTAATCTCTGGGTTGTCTTCTTCATCAACTAATTTACTTAATTTGTGCTCGCCAAATACATGTAAGTATTCTTCTGCAAGCCCATTATCTACTGAAACAACTACAACTGCATCAAGCCGCTTTAACTGCAATAAAGTATAAGCAGTATACCAAGCAGAATGCCCACTAATACAGCTTACACTATCTGTTGATATATAATCAAAAGACCCTAATTGACTAGCTAAATACCCGGCGTATACTTGGGTAACTGCCATAGGCGTTAATTTATATACCGGATATTGGTCAGTCTTAGGAACAGCTGTTGTATACCCCATCCAGCCAGTACTTCCTGAAGCTACTATTAACCCTACTTTACGAGTAGGAATAGCTAATAATTTTTTAATATAATCCTGAGTTCCAGGAGTAGCTCCATATTTACTTTGCAATACATAGTTAATCAATACTCCAGGCATTAATTTAATGCCTTTTGTAACTAATTCACCTCCCCCATTCCCGATTTGATGAACATACTGAGGATATGGAATATGATCTAATAAAGTTAACTTTTCAGAATATACAGAATTAGTATGAGTTAAAAACATTTAAATTTACTTAAAACAATGTTTAGCATACTCCTTAGCCTGACTATAAGAAAAAGTTCGAGTAGCTGTTTTAGTTACAAATTCTTTTAAAGTTTGAATACTAAAATTTGGGTGTTCAAGCAGTATTTGAAATTGTTTTTCTGTAATACCAAAAAAGTCACATATCCATATAACAAACATCATAGTACTTAAACTATCTAACCCGTTTACATTAAAACTATCTTTTATATTTGTTATAGGTATAAACTCATCTCCCATAGGAGTATCAGTTTTTAAAATTATATTAATAATATCTAAAAATTCTATGTCTGTAAAATTAAAAGTATCGGTCTCCATAACCCTTTCCTAAATTGTTAAATACTTATGTATTATATAGCAAATATGCGTGTATAGTGCAAATTAGAACTATAGCTTATTAAAGTAATCAATTAAAAAGGAGACAACGTGGGAGACTTAACAGATAATTTTAGTAAAGCTGAATATGCTTGTAAATGCGGATGTGGAAAAAATGATATTAAAGACGAACTAGCTATAAAAGTGCAACAAGTTAGGGATATTTTAAATAGATCTATTAAAATAAATAGTGGAATTAGATGTCCTGACCACAATACTTCAATTGGTTCCAAATTGACATCTAGCCATATAGGAGGTTGGGCAGCTGATTTAGGATATAGTGGTTCTGCGCATAGGTACGAATTATTAAATGCTGTTATGCAAGTCTTTGATAGAGTAGGGATTGCAAAGACTTTTATACACGTAGATGTAGATGCTAACAAGACTGCCGGTGTAGTTTGGATGTACTCTTAATTAATGCATTCTTGACATTGCTATAACATAAAAACTTGCTAATATTACAAATACAGCTACTGATCCTCCCATAATCCAAAGAAACAGTTTCATTTTTTCTTTTTCTTTTTAGGTTTAGGAGACCTGCTTCCTTTAGTTCCACATGACATATTAATCCTTATCTTTATAGGTTGGTTTTCGTCCTATCCCTGTAGCTACATTTTTATTATTTTTTGCTCGTCTATTTGTTTCAGTTCCAGGGATCTTTTTTGCTACAGCTTTCATTTTTTCAAATAATGATTTCTTACCTTTTACTGGTGGATACATTTTAGATTTATCTTTATCTTTAGCTTTTTTAGCTGCAGCAGCAGCTGCTGCTTTTCCTTTAGCTGTGTAAGCAAATTTTTCTACTTTGCCACTCTTAGTTTTAACTTCAGGCATTATAACTTCCTCCGTTTTGATATTTTAATCCTATTCTTTAGATGTTCTTTTTCAATACTTTCTTTACTCTGCCCAAAGTATTCAACAGCTAAATGTTCTTTAATCATTTGTTGATTTAGATTAACTCCATCAACTACTATCTCACCAAGTATTCTACCAAATTTACCCTTCTTATCTAAATAAGTCCTGAGCGTAATGTAAGAGCCCTTCTTGCACCTATCTTTTAAGAACTGAGCTGATAGCTTACCGTAGAACTTCTCTTCCTTATCGCGTGTTCGTGACTCAGGCGTATCTATTCCAAATAGTCTTATTCGTTGTTTAGCTAATATGATACTAAACCCTAGATCTATATCTACGTCCATAGTATCGCCGTCAACTACTTTAACTACCTTCGCTTTATATTCATTCATCTTTTTTAAGTAATCTCTCTGTTTTACCTTTGAGTTTATCAACCACGCCTTTATCTTTTTTGCATACTTCTTTATATAAGTCATTGTTTCTACTTACTTGAGCTAAATCCTTAGACACAATCTCTGGAGGATTATTCTCAAGCAACCATTTCTTAGTGTCATCGTTTAGTCTAACTTCGTCATACCATAAACATTCTTTAGAATAGTAATCGTTATGGTCATAAAACCCCAAAGCAAAATTAAATACAGGAGGTATTAATTCGACTAAAGGCAAACCACTACATCCCATCGAGAACATCAGGCATACCACTACGAGTCCTAATTTTTGCTTTAGCTTCGTCAATCTCTTTCTCCACATCATTTTGAGCGGCCATTCCTTTAGGATGATTAATGTTATTAAATACATTACCCGCTAACCAGTTAAAAATAGGCCATATAGTTCCAAGCACTGGAATCTTTTGTACAAATTTATCAGGTAAAGAACCTGTGATTGCTGTAAATACTAATACTACTTGTCCTACTATTGCAAACCATCCTTGTCCTTCAAACATTGCAGCTATATCCATATTATTCTCCTAAGTTTACTTTGTACCAGTGGTTTGGGTGTCTAACAAATATCGGGCTACTTAAATAAGATACAAAATAGCAATAGTTATCAGGTGATCTAAATACCATCTCTTTACTGTTCTTTGGTCTAACCTTACAAGATACTGGACTAGC